AGGGACAAGCTAGAGATATTATGTGGACTACGCTGTTAGAGCTAGGACACCCAGTCATCAAAGGTAGTCATGTGAATAACATGCAGATTACGTTGGTGAATGGAGCAATGATATCGCTAAAGGGTGCAGATAGACCAGAAACAATGCGTGGTGTTAGTCTTAAATACTTAGTGATGGATGAGTATGCAGACATGAAGCCACAGGTGTTCGAACAAATCCTTAGACCTGCTTTAGCGGATCAGAAGGGTAGAGCAATGTTCATCGGAACACCAATGGGTAGAAATCATTTCTATGAACTGTATAAACTAGGTGATAGTGGTAAGGATCAGCATTACAAGGCATGGCACTTCACTAGCTTTGATAATCCATTGTTAGACCCTGAAGAGATTGAAGCTGCTAGAGGATCAATGTCTAGCTTTGCTTTTAGACAAGAGTTTATGGCATCGTTTGAGGCTGCACAGTCGGAGATCTTTAAAGATGAATGGATTAAGATTACTGACGAAGAACCTGAAGATGGTAACTACTTCATTGCGGTGGATCTATGTGGTTTTACGGATTCATCTCAGACGAATAAGACGAAGAATTCTAAGTTGGATGAAACAGCGATAGCCATTGTTAAGGTTAACACTAAAGGCTGGTGGGTTGCTGATATACAGTATGGTAGATGGGATGTCCGAGAAACAGCAGTGAGGATATTAAAGGCTGCTAAGGACTACAGAGTCAATGCTGTAGGGATTGAAAAAGGTGCACTGAAGAATGCAGTAATGCCTTACATGAATGATCTGATGAGGAGGTTGAACTACTATCCTCGTATTGAAGAGTTAACACACGGTAATAAGAAAAAGACAGATAGGATTGTTTGGTCACTACAAGGACGATTTGAACACGGTAGGATTGTACTAAAAGAAGCTGATTGGAATAACAAGTTTATAGACCAACTGATGCAGTTTCCTGATAGCAAGACTCATGATGACTTAATAGATGCTGTTAGTTACATTGATCAAATACAGGTAGCAGATTGGAATCAGAACTTGAATGAAGAAGAGTACGAAGTCCTAGACACAACAATAGGTTGGTGACAATGAAATTTGAATCTGAAATCACACCTCAGAATGCCTTAGTAGCCTTCGTCATGGATCGTTGTAACGACTGGCGTAACTACAGGGACGAGAACTACATGGATCGCTGGGATGAGTATGAGCGTCTCTGGCGAGGTCTTTATGCTGACGAGGATAAAACAAGGGATTCTGAGCGTTCAAGGCTTATTAGCCCTGCCCTACAGCAAGCAGTAGATAACAAACAAGCTGATCTTGAAGAAGCTGTGTTCGCTAAAGGTGTATTCTTTGACATCAGCGATGACATCAGCGATCAGGATAAAACTGATGTTGAGAAGATGAAGTCTTTGTTGTCCGAAGATTTCAAGAAAGATAAAGTACGTAAGAACATTGGTCAGATCATGACCTTAGCAGAGATCTACGGTACTGGTATCGGTGAGATCATTGTCAAACAAAAGAAGAGTTTAACACCAGCAACACAGCCTACAGCACAGCCTGGATTGGCTATGATTGGTGTTAACACTAACTATAGAGTATCGGTAGACTTAAAACCAATCAATCCACGTAACTTCCTTGTTGATCCTAACGCAACCACTATTGATGATGCAATGGGTTGTGCTATCGAAGAGTATGTAGGTAGACATGCAGTCATCAAAGGCATGGAAGATGGTGTTTATAAAAAGGTTGCTATCGGTGAAGCATCCTTAGACACTGATCTAGAGCCTAATCAAGACTTAACTTACTATCAATCAGATAAGGTATTACTACTTCGTTACTATGGTTTAGTACCTAAGAAGTTGTTAGATAACCCTGATGACTTATCTTTTGAAGATGATGAGTTGTATTCAGAGATGGTAGAAGCTTTGATCGTTATTGCTAACGGAGAAGATCTACTCAAAGCTGAAGAAAACCCCTTCATGATGCAGGACAGACCTGTTGTTGCCTACCAAGCTGATAGCGTTCCTGGTCGTTTCTGGGGTCGTGGAACGGCTGAGAAGGCATATAACATGCAAAAGGCTGTTGATGCACAGATTCGTAGCCATGTAGACTCTTTAGGGCTTACAGCAGCTCCTATGATGGCTATAGATGCCTCTAGATTACCTCGTGGACAAAAGTTTGAGATTAAACCAGGGAAGAATATCCTTGTCAATGGTAATCCAGCAGAGATTCTACAACCCTTTAAGTTCGGTGTTACGGACAAATCTAACATTGAAACAGCTCAAATCTTCGAAAGAATGATGCTACAGGCTACAGGTACGTTAGATACAGCTAATTTACCTGCTCAAGTTAGTGGTGGTGATGCAGCAGCGGCTGGTTTAGCGATGGCTGTTAGTGGTATTATCAAAAAGAACAAGCGTTCTTTGGTAAATTTCCAAGAAGATTTCCTTATTCCGTTCGTACAGAAGGCTGCATGGAGGTATATGCAGTTTGCTCCTGACCGTTATCCTGTAAAAGACTTTGAATTTATCCCAACAGGTACGCTAGGGATGGTTGCTAGAGAGTTTGAACAGGCTCAGATGATGGCAATGATGTCTACGTTAGGTCCAAACAGTCCTATTGTACCGTTATTACTACAAGGAATTGTTGAATACTCATCATTACCTAACCGTGAGAGCTTACTACAGCAACTTCAGCAGCTAACACAGCCAAATCCTGAGCAACAACAGGCTCAACAGCAAGCTACACAGCTTCAATTAGCTGATGCACAAGCTAGCGTACAAGAAAAGCAAGCCAGAGCACAGAAAGCAGCAGCAGAGGCTCAGAAAGCGTCTATAGAGGCTCAGTTAATGCCTGAAGAGGTAAGAGCTAAGATCGTTAATGCAGCCACTCAGAACCTTCCTAACAACGATGACTCAGCAGAGCGTGAATTCCAGCGTAGAATCAAGATTGCTGAGTTAATGTTGAAGGAAGAAGATATCAAAAGCAATGAAAACATAGCCAAGATGCAAATGGAGACTAAAAAACAGGTAGATAAGCAGTTTACCGATGCTCTTGGTGAGTAATCATGGATGAGGAAAAGCTACTACAGCTAGCTGCTGTTGTTGGTAAGTTAAAAAAGAAAGTAAGTGAGCTAGACTCTAAAGCAGATACCATCAGTAAACTGGAAGGACCACAAGGTAAACAAGGTCCTAAAGGTGACAAAGGTAACCCTGGTAAAGATGGACTACCAGGAAAAGATGGTAGAGATGGTGTTGACGGTAAAGATGGTAAAGACGGTAAACCAGGAAAAGATGGTGTATCAGTTGTTGATGCTTACATTGACATTGACAACTCACTGGTACTTAAGTTGTCTAATGGTATTGAAGTCAGTGCTGGTGAGTTACCACAGACTTCTAAGTCCAAAGACAACATATACATTCAGAATACACAGCAGTTTGCCTTAGATGGTTTACCTGACGCTACGGAAGACCCTGTACCAGAATACTTTCTTGTTAGACAAGACGGACAATGGAAGAAAGCTTCGTTTACTTACTTACTTAGTTGGCTTAGTGTTGCGAACATCCTGGCTACTGAAAACGGTGATTTCCTCACCACAGAAGCTGGTGACTACATTATCATGGAGTAGACATGGCTGACGTAAAGATATCAGCACTATCAAATGCATCAGCATTGGCTGGTACTGAAGTTGTACCTATCGTACAAGGTGGTAACACTGTAAAGACAACACTCAGTAACATCGCTGCTTTGTCTGGAAACGGTACAGTAACTTCAGTAGCTTTGTCAGTGCCTACTGGTCTAACTGTAACAGGATCACCGGTAACATCAGCAGGTACGTTAGCAATATCGAACACGGCTGGTTATGCGATCCCTACCACATCAAAGCAAACTGATTGGGATACTGCTTATGGATGGGGTAATCATGCTACGGCTGGTTATGCGGTAGGAGTAACAACCATTACTGCTGGTACTGGGTTGTCTGGTGGTGGTGACTTGTCCGCTAACAGAACCATTAACTTAGCGAATACAGCAGTTACAGCAGGTTCGTATACAAACGCTAACATCACTGTTGATGCACAAGGTCGTATCACATCAGCAGCTAACGGTACAGGTGGTGGAGGTGGTACAACAACCTATGCCGCTACATTTGACAATAGCGGTACTGGAGCTGCTTCAGGAACTACCTTTGATGGTTCTGTAGCGCGTACGATCAGTTACAACACGCTAGGAGCACCATCAACAACAGGTACTAACGCAACAGGTACTTGGAACATTGATGTGCTTGGTAGTGCTGGTTCAGCTACTAACTTACTTGGCGGTGCTGCTAACAGAATAGCTTATCAAAGCGGATCAAACACAACAACTTTTATTACTGCACCAACAACATCAGATACTTATCTTAAGTGGAGTGGATCTGCTTTCACATGGTCTACTGTATCTGGAGGTGGTGGAGGAGGTACAAATTTAGACGGAGGTGCTCCAGATAGTAGCTACCTTGCCGTTGATCCTATTGATGGAGGAACACCGTAATGCCAGTTCAAGTACAACTACGCCGTGGAACTACTTCTCAGTGGTCCACTGCTAACCCAACACTAGCTTCCGGTGAAGTAGGTGTTGATACATCACTAACAAAATTCAAAGTAGGTAATGGATCTACTGCATGGAACAGCCTTGGTTATGCTACGTTAACTTTCCAAGGTGCTTACGCAGGTGGTACAACCTATTACCCTAACGATGTAGCTACATATAATGGCTCTACCTATGTATGTATCCTACAAAGTACAGGTAACTTACCTACGAACACAACGTATTGGTCTGTATTAGCATCTAAAGGAACTGACGGAACTAACGGTGAAGTAACTCTTAGCACTGCTCAGACATTAACTAACAAGACCATATCCGCTAGTAATAACACACTAACTGGTCCTGATGGTACGAATCAAGTTGGTTACTTAAATGCTCCTCAGAACAGTCAATCAGGTTCTACTTATACGCTAGTGCTTGGTGATGCTGGTGATCATGTTTACTTCACTGGTGGATCTACAGCAACACTTACAGTTCCAACCAACGCTTCTGTTGCCTTTCCTACAGGAACTACAATCTTAGTGCTTAATAACAACAGCGGTAACTTAACGATCTCTGGTGCTGGTGTTACATTCCAGCTAGCCAACGGAACCACCGGGAACCGTACAGTAGCCACTAAAGGTATGGCTTCGCTTATCAAAGTTGCTACAGATACTTGGTGGGTAACTGGGCCAGGGGTGACTTGATATGGCGGGTAACTTAACAGCAATGATTGCGGCTATCTTCTCAGGTAGCGCAGGAGCACCACCATCTATTGAATATTTGGTTGTTGCTGGTGGTGGCGGTGGTGGTGGCTATGCTGGCGGGGGCGGCGCGGGTGGTTTTAGTTCAGGGACTAATCAAGCCGTTTCCGCTGGTGTCAGTTATGCCGTTACTGTCGGTAGCGGTGGAGCAGGTGGTGCAACCAGCTCAACTGATGGCACTCAGGGAGGAACGTCTTCATTTATAGGTGGAGCAGTAAGCATAAGCTCTACAGGCGGCGGTGGCGGTGGAAACTTCAACCAAGTTCAAGCGGGTAGTGGCGGATCAGGAGGCGGCGCAGGACGGGGAACTGCTGGCACAGGAATATCAGGTCAAGGCAACAACGGTGGCGGTAGCGCTGGTTTAGCCTACACAGTTGGGGGCGGCGGTGGAGGTGCAAATGCAGTCGGCGGCACAGGAAATAATACAAATGCAGGTAATGGCGGTGCAGGTAAAGAATGGCCGACAGGATCTGGCACTTATTACGCAGGCGGCGGCGGTGGAGGTACTGATAATTACAACTCAGGTCCAGCCACTAGAGGTACTGGCGGTATAGGCGGCGGCGGTAACGGAGCTAGAGTTACTGGACCTTTAACGTCAACTGCCGGAACAGCTAATACAGGTGGCGGTGGTGGGGCAGGTATTCAAACCAGTTTAGCCTCTAGCGCTGGCGGCTCTGGCGTTGTCTTCATCCGCTACGCAGATAGCTACGCTGCTGCAACTTCTACCACAGGTTCACCGACTATCACTGTGTCTGGTGGTTATCGTATTTACAAGTGGACCGGAAACGGTTCCATTACATTCTAGGGATTGCACATGGCTCATTTTGCAAAACTAGACGAAAACAATGTTGTGCTTGAAGTGCATGTTGTTCATAACAACGAACTGCTTGATGAAAATGGCGTTGAACAAGAACAGAAAGGCATCGACTTCTTAATTAACTGGTCAAACGGTTACCTTGCGTGGAAGCAAACAAGTTACAACGGATCGTTTAGGAAGAATTACGCAGGGATTGGTTACACCTATGATCCGCAGCACGATGCTTTCATTCCACCTAAACCCTTCCCGTCATGGTTACTTAATGCAGATGCTCAATGGGAAGCACCTATAGCAATGCCTACAGATGGTCAGATGTACACGTGGGATGAAGAAAATAGTAACTGGATCTTGACAAATACATAAAAACATGCTTGACAAAAACATAAAAACGTGGTAAAATAACAACAATGGATACTACTAAGTTACTAAAGTACTATGAAGAGCGTTTCGACCTTATGAGTCATCCAGGATGGAAAACCCTGCTGGAAGACGCTAAAGAGTACAGAGACGCAGTAGCGGACATAACCACTATCTCTAGTGGAGAAGAACTACAAGAACGTAAAGGTCAACTAAAAGCTTTAGATTGGCTCCTAACGATGCATACTGTTTGGGAAAAAGCCTATGAGGATTTAACGAATGAGGATACTGAATGATTTTGAGTGTGCTAACGGACATGTTACTGAAAGGTACACAGATTACTATGTTAAAGAAATACAGTGCCCACACTGTGACTTGTTAGCACAAAGACAATTAGCATCTCCTAGAAGCAAATTAGAAGGCATTACTGGTGCTTTTCCAACAGCTTCTGATCGATGGGCAACGATGCATGAACAAGCAGTAAACGTAGCAAAGTCTAAGTCCTATTATGAGGGATAACTTAGATTCCTTTTTAATTCCTAACAATTGGGTTATACCCGACTAGGAGAAGCAGATGG